GCGTTAAGACCTGGTAATAGCTCTTTTAGGAGCTGTGCACGTGAAATAGCCATGTTTTATTCTCCTTAGTTAAGCTACGTAATTAACGCCAGTAAGGGCAGTTAACTGTGGGTTGTTAATTTTTACAAGTACTTCTGGATAAAGCACTGTAGAACCTGATAAATAAGCTGTATCTGGAACTACTGCAACTACTCTCCATGGTAATGTTGTTGCTGAACCAGCGCCGTTAGCAGGAATAACGCATGATGATTGTGCATTACCTGTTGTTGCTGAGCCAGTACCGTTTTGAATTTCAGCTAAGTTTGTACCAACAATAGTTGCGTTAGCACCAACTACTACTGTAGGAGCGCCTGAAACTGTTAGTGTTACTTTGAATTCAGCTGATGCATCAACAACTACGTAAGCAATAGCGTTAGTAACGCTAGTACCTGGGTAGTATTGAGCTTGAACTGTTTGACCTGCTGAGTTTGTGTATTGAAAACCAGTTGCAACACCGATAATAGTGCCTGTGGTTGTAGCGCCTGATAATTCAATTGTGCCGTTCTGTACGATTTTAACTGAAGAACCGTTATAGATTGGAGTATTGTACGAAGCACCGATTGGGATCTGTAAAGTTGCCCCGGCGTACGGAATACCGTCATAACGATTAACTGGTTGAAAACCGTAAGGCTTGTCAATGGATGGATATGCCATTTTATTCTCCTTATAAGTTTATATTAGTTACCTTTACCAAAGGATGTTGTAGACTTCTTCTCTGAGAAAAGAGGCATACGCGCATCACTTTGTTTCATAAAGCTGTTGTCTACTGCATCGGCTTGTTGCTGTGCTTGTTTAGCATAGTGAGCCTTACGTTGATCAACAAACTCTTGAGGGATCTTGCATAGTAATAGTCCTCCAATTTCAACGCCTTCTTTAAAGCGAGAGTTTTGGTCGACCATTAGTTTCATTTCAGGGTGGTCCGCTAATTTAACGGGTTCCCATCCTTCACGCATTTTGGCAGAAACATTTAGATTATCAGCCTCGTTCATGACACTTGTACGAATCCATCGATAAGCCCAACCAGGTACCTTCTTAAATTCAGGTAGTAATGATGCAGGTTGCCAGCTATCAGGTCTTTGAAATTCGTCTCTTGATTGTAATTCACGATCTTGTCTATTATCCATTTGCGTTCTCCAATTTTAAAGTTTCTCTTGCATATTGTTCCGGTGTTAGACCAAATTTCTTGGCTAACGCTACTTGTGTCTTCGTCAGACGCACTTTTTTAGGCGCGGTGCTACGCGTTGCCGGAGCAACTACAGTCGAAGGTTTTGTGCGCTGGGCGGGTGTTTCCTCGTCTAGCGTTGCATCCCCAAAGTATTCTGGGAATCGTTTTTGCATCGTACTATCTATACGACGGTAATATTCATCAGATGTAGGACTAATCCCACTTCTAACTAATTTCTCATGTAAGCCTAATGCAAGGCTTGTCATTTCTTCATCAGAACCAAACCAATCATTTTTTTCTTGCCATTTTAAAGCTTTATCATCTGGTTTAAATGAAGGTTGTTCATTTTGTGGTATATATACAGGATTTTCAGCTTCCTGTAAAGTCTTTTCGTATTGAGGCCTGTAGTTCTGAGCTTGAGACAAACGCATTTGAGCATCATTCATTTTTTGTTGAGCTTCAATGATTTGCTCGGTATTACCTGAATCATATGCTTCACGATAATCACGTTTAGCTAAATTAAGCTGATTCTCTAAACCTACTTTGAGCGTCTCAATATAAGTTGCTTCGCCAGAACTTAAAGTTGTTTTTAACTTCTTGTTCTCTTCGGCAATCTGTTGGGCAAATTTAATCGCTTCTTGTCTTTCACGATCTGCAGCTTCTTTAGCACGTCTTTCGTCATGCCAAACTTTTTTAAGCTGCGCCATACGTTGTTTAACTCGTTCTGAGTAATCATCAAGCGTATCTTTTTCTAATTCTTCCACCACATCTTTTGGTAAAGGTTCACGACCTTTATCTTGTGGAGGTGTATCGTCCTCTATTTCAAGGTCAATATCATTATCGTTAACCTTAGCTTCTACCTTAACTTCTTTAGGTTCAGCTTCTTTTGGACTTAAATCAACTTCTTTTTCATCAGGCAATTTACTACCTGGTATTTCGTCATCGTCTGGATATTCAAATACAATATCACCATCTTTTACGTCAGCCATTTATTTCTCCTTGTTTGCGTTATTTATTCAATAACGTATTTGTTTTGTTTGCTGCGATTTTCGTGAATAGGCATAACTTGCAAATTTGACAAAACATGTAGACCTGAAACTAATTTGCCGTTCAAAGGAATTATGTGATCTACCTCAAATCCTTTAAAAATTCGACAAAAGTCATACAATCCTTGTATCTCTGCTAGTTCTCCAGCATTCATAAATATTTCACAGTGCTTTATTGTGCCTTGACGTCGCCTTACTCTAGCTATATCTCTGGCAGAATTTTTTTCATAATGTCGCTTTCTTATAGCAGCCACTTTATCTGGATTAGCTTTTCGCCACTCATAAATAAATTTATTATATTTATCTTTTTTAGCTTTTTGGCATTTTTTTATTTTATCTAAACAAAGCTCTTTATTAGCCTCATAATACTTTTTTTGGGCAGCCCGAGTTTTGTCGCGATTTTTATTACGCCATTCAGCTAGATAAATATTTCGTTGCTCTTTAGACTGCGCCATTATGCTCTTGTATATCCTCTAGGGTCTTCGACAACACCTTCTACAGTATCATCATTTATCAATCTAAATTCTCTTCCGTGGATTTTAAATCGAGTACCTGCGTATGCACGTGTCAAAACAAAATCACCTTCTTTACACCATGGACCCGTCGGAAATCTTGACTCGTCTTTGTAACATAGATCGCCCATTCGAACTACAAATAAAACTACAGTTGAATGTTCTTCTATAGTTCTAGTTGAATCTGCTTTTACAATACCGCCTTTATATGTTTCTGAAGCGTCAGGAATTGCACAAAGTATCTTGTATCCTTTAGGTTCAGGTAACTGTAAACCACGTTCTTCAATCGGTATATCTTCTGCTTCTACTGCGTCTAGCGTTGGAATAACAATTGGTCGACCATTTGCATCTACCAAATTCTTATTCATTGTGAGTATGTCACTCATCTTCAAATGTCTCCATTCTTTGTGCAAGGTCTTTAATAATACTTTCTGCAACGGATAGACCTCGTATATATCCGGTCATATTTTGGTACGAAGCAAAATCTTTTGCTGCTCCGTCTCCTAAATTTAATAAAACTTGTTTGCGCTGATCATCTATTCGAGACAATAATAGCTCTAGCGTTTGGTCCATGATTTACTACTCCTGTGGTGTTTGTTGATTCCTTTGTAAGTCCATTTGTTTTTCTCTAATCGCACGTTCTTCTTTTTGGCCTACTACACTGATACCTAGCTTAGCACCTTCAAGTATTTCTTTAGCTTCTAACTCTTTATTAGCCATTACAGTATCAGCACCTAGTTTAGCTCCTGCAATACGTTCTTGTGATTCAATGCGCATCTTATCAAGTTCTAATCTAGTCTGTTCAGCTTGAATATCTGCTTGTGTTTTTTGCGCTCTAATTTGTAAGTCTTGTGCTTTAAGTTGTAACTCTTGTTGTTGCATTTGAATAATTGGATCTTGAGCTTGCTGTTGCGCTTGTTCTTGTTGTGCTTCAGCAGCAGATTTAGCCGCTAGTTTTTGTGCAGCCTCAGCCATTACTTTAGACAATTCAAACTCAACATCTTCTGGTAATGTTTCATCAGGTTTAGGTAATGGAACACCTAATTGTTCTTCAAGTTGTTTTCTATATTCAAACGCTACGTGTTCATTAATATGTGCCATAGCTGCAGCTTGAATTGCATTAGCTTGTGGATTTTGTCCTACAAGTTGTAATATCTTTGGATCTTGCATCGCTGCCATGTGCACTCTAATATGAGCTTCATGATCTTGGTAAATAAATGCTTTAACTGGTTTACCATTAATAATATTCATATTTTCTGACACAGGGTCTCTCGGTTTTTGATCATCAGCACTAGGGATTAACTTGCCAATATTTTTAATACCGAGTACTTCTAACATTTGTTTGTTAAGTTCTACCTGATCATAGATCTGTGGATTAGCTTGAGCCATCTGCATAACAGCTTGATACTGAACCACTTTTTGTGACATCGTTGCAGCATTAGGATCTGATACTGGAATAACATCTACATTATCATAGTCAGACTGTTTAGCTCTACGATCACCAATTTCAGGTTCATATGAATACTCTGTTGGTGTGTAGTCACGAATAATACCTTTAAGTAATTTAAACTCTTGTTTCATCGCATAGTAAATACGAGCTTGTACAGCACTCATTACTTTTAATGTACGTTCGAGGATCGCTAATGTAGTACCCACTGGAGAATTAGCAGACATATCAGATACTTTCATATCAGCTGCTGATGCAAAACGTCTACCTTCTTCAATGATTTGATTCATTAATTGATTAAGAACTTGTGAAGGTTCTTTGTATGGGAGTGGTAAAATATTGTCGCGCACTGCACCACTTGGTACATCTACGTCACGCCATTCACCTGGTGCAATCGGAGTATCATCACCTTTAATTCGTAGACCACGTGATTTAAGTCCACCTGGTAAGTTTGATAGAGTACCTGCGTCAACAAGTTGACGTAAGATCATAGTACCTGACTTGGCGAAAGCACCTATCAAATGAATTAAACCGAAGCAATAGAAACCAAAGCCTGGTATGTAACCGTAGTGAACGAAGTGTTGACGCTTAGCTTTTAATTTGTCATCTGGATTCCAGTTACGACGAATAGCTAAAATAGTACCTGTGCCTTTTTCGATTGTAACTACATAAGGTAATGCAATACCATCTTCACTATCACCATTTTCTAAATCTAAATTAACATGCATCTCAAGGATTTTATATCTGTCATCCTCTGTAGGATTAAATCCTAACTTCTCTGCAATCTTTTTCTCAGCTTCATCAATATCTAAGAATGGTTCACCTAAATCTACATCGCGATAAAATCCTGCAACTTGTAATCTATGTAATTCATTTTTTGTTTTACGCATGACATGTGTCACACGCTCTGCTGTTTCTAAATTAGACGCACCGTATGGAACTACAATATCTTCAGCAGGAACATACATTGACACTTGACGTTCAAGATTAGGATCGTAATAAACTTTCTTAAATGCATTACCAGATAAACCTAATCCCCATAACATTCTTTCATGTTCAGGTCTATACTCAGGCATCATGTCCGTAAGTTGATAATTCATATCATCTTTTACGCGTTCGGCAGCATCTTCTTTTTCTTTTGTTTGCTTACCAACAATTACTGTTTTAACTGGGCCTGCTGCTGGGAATGTCTCCATCATAGTTTCAGCTTGGAATTTAACCAGCGCTTCTGTCATCAAGGGGTGGTACACATTGCATGCCCCAGGCCACGGTTCTGTTCTGTCTTCAACTTTTAGACCTAGTAACTCTAAGCCATCTACATAAGTTGTTAACCAATCTTTTCTCGAATTAATATCGGCATCATACTCACCAACTAAATCACCTGACAATTGAGTCAACTGACCTTCGTCCATATCTTCTGCTAAGTTATCATTGAACTCATCGTCTTGTTCTTTGCCAGGGACGATAGTAATTTCCATGCTACCATCTTCTAGGGTAACACTTTCTGGATTCTCAATTTCAATAGAAAGGTCTGGTTGACCCATCGCTAATTCTTCTAGGCCTTGAGGTGCTTGCGCTAAACTTTTATCTATGTCTGCCATAATCTATCCTTGATTTGTTTCATCACTGCTTTGCGTTGTGCCGGTGAGTAATCTAACCAATTTGCTATTTCGTCTTCCGTTCTCTTACAAGTCTTGCATATTTGTTTTTCGTCATCTAGTTCACATATCTGTTTGCACGGTGTTACTATTTTACTCATATTGCATACAATCTATTCCTAGAACTTTTGAACCCTACAATATCTTCAGCTTCATCGCTTGGTAATCTTACAAAGCCGCCTTGTCTAAATCTCATTAATGCCAATGTTGTTGCGTCAACTAAGTCGTCGTTTGCTCCACTTGGAAAATCATTACACTCCTCGATTACCTCGTGCGCCCATCTATGGTCTGGAGCCCACACTATACCACTTCTAAATAGATCTGATACTGCATTTACACGACTGATCTTATCTTGTCCTTTACCCGGAGTATACTCAGCGACAGGAATACCCATCCGTCTAAACTCTTGGTAGAGTGCAGCACCGTTAGATTTCTTTTCAACTATGAATGAATCAGGTTCCCAGTCTTTATACTCTTC